TGAGGCTGAACCAGCTCCATATTCGTTTGTGGAATGAGCAGAGGGCATTGAATTACTGCCTTGGTCTGTATTTAGGAGTCCAGTTCCTCTTGGAAGCGCTCTATACGGGAAGGAATTGCCCACTTGACGCTCAAGAAGCGAAAATCTTCCCTGACACTTACCGCAAGTACCTTCAGGCTGTCCTTCAGTTATGAGAAGTTTTACGTCTACACAGTCGGGGCAAAAATATGTCCCCTGCGGATGACCTTTGTAAGCATTCATTTCCTGAGATGCCCACGGCGCACGTGGGTTGGATGTATAGGGAATACCCATAGGAACATGAGGTGACTGACCGATATAGCCTTCTACATCTCTAAAGGAAAGTTTAATCATTAAACCTCGCCACCGCCTTCTCCACCGGGAACAGAGTCAAGACCGCCAGCTTCTTCTTCGCCAAGGTCTCCCATGTCGCCAAGGTCGCCCATGTCACCACCCATCTCACCGCCGCCGAAGTCCATGCCGCCACCGCCTTCTGGTAGCTCGCCCTCTTCACCTTCACCTTCGATGGGGGGAGCTTCCTTCTGGATTTTTTCCGAAACATTAATGCCTTCTTTTCCAGTGTAAGGAAGTTCAAGTTTATGGTTGATTTCTTTGATTGGATCAATTTCTTTATTAATGAGTTCCACTTCCTCGTCGAAGGAAACGTCCAAGGCTCTGAAGTATGTATGAAGAGAAACCTTGTTCTCCTTGACCATACCTTCAAGCGCCTGCTGATACTCACGGTTATTCTTGAGATTGATTTTGTCCCAATTAACTTTTGGAAGAATTAACTCAGTCTTGCCGCCAACAATCTTTTCAAACCCCTGTATTTTGCAAATAGGTCTAAAGATTTTAAGCTCTAACCATTTTTCAATAAGAGTTCTGAATGCAACGTATCTCTGCTGAAGAACTTCCAAAGCAACCGAAGCATTGGCGTAGGTATTAAAATGTTGACCGATTTTCCCATTTCTTCTTGTAATAAACGCCTCGGTTGGAACCTCGAAACACCATACATAATCATCATACTTTTGTTTTGAAAAGTTTCGTTTTCTAGAAAGGCCGGGATAAAGAAGCTTGGATTTATTTTCACCCCAATAAACTCTCCAAATACCGTTCTTTCCGCCATGCTTATCCCATCTCTTAACAGGAGATAGTCCACACTTATAAGATATTTCCATGACATCATCAGCTAATTGGTTTGAAATGCTGGTGTATGTGTAATATTTTTTATCCTTAAACTTTCCTTGACCCCTCTTGTTCCCATCGCCGTTCATTAAAGATTGATGAAGTTCAAGCAAAAGAGTCTTGTGAAGATTTAAATATTTTCTAGGAACATGCTTGTCTGCTGATTTTGTCTCCCCGCCCATTTCCTTTACCATAAATTTAACGAATTCTTTAGAGCAAATAATAAAATCATGACCAGAATAAGAGAAATTAAATCCAAGTTTATTTAAAACTTTTTCTATGTCTTTGCATGTTTCTGGGTTTTTTTCCTTACTTTGGCTTATTCTAATCTGCCATGTTCCACCAGATCCATTGCGACCACTTCTTTTTGGATTAGCAACCATGCTTCCTTCAGAAATCCAATAACCCAAAAACTTCATCCATGTTTTAGAATCAACTTTTTTCCCACAAATATCAAAGCTTTTTGGCATCTCTCCGTCTTTCCATTCGACATGACATAGAAATTTATCATTTAATTTTACATCTTGAGCATCAACTTTTATCCATTCATCATTTCTCTTTACAAACATTCTATGGTCGGGAGTAACGCTTGCGTCGATTCTTTGTGTGTTAAAATTGCAAAGCTCCCCTTTAAATTTCCACTTATGTCTTTGTAATGGCTTAAGATATTTTAGTTCAAATGTTTTCGTATCAAAGCATGCTATTTTTTCACCATCGGCAACATCGTCATAGAACTTCCATCCTTTCTCCGTAAGAACCTCGGTATCCAAATTATGGCAAGGCCCCTCAGAATGTGTGAAAGCCTTTGACGTGAACAAACCAGTAAGAACACGGTCTTCGATTCTGTCCATGTCTCCTTCAAGATTCAAAACAACTCCCGTGGAACCAACATACTGAACCTCAAGACCCGGATGCGTTACCAATGTAAAGTTAGGGTCATAAGTTGCCTCTTCGATCATCTGTCTAAATGCAACTAAGTCATCGGATGTAGGTCTGTATGTGCCATCAGCCGTACCCACCTTAAAGATTTTCAATGGAGTGATGTGGTTGTCTGCGATAGAGTTTCCATGAATAGAAATCTTTCCATTATATCTAGTTACAAATATTCCATTTTTTACAGAAACACAATATACCTTACCCTTATAATGGTTTTTTGTTATATTATTTTCTGTATTTTTGGATCTCTTATCAGGTTGTAAAGAGGTAGTAAGTATTTTTCTTTTAGACCAATGAATAGAATAGACAGTTGAACCTTCTCTTGAAATCCAAGTAGACAAGTTGGGTGAATAACCACATTTAAATGCCGCCTACTTGAACGTCATTGGCAAGTTGTTTAGATACAGTAGAATATGTTATAAATTTTTTACCATTTTTTCTTATTCTGGTGTTTCCATCTCCAGCAACCAATGCATCTAAAAGAACATTTAAAAGCCTTGGAGAAAGGTCTAATACCCAACGATCTATTTTCTTGTTAAATGCACCTTTCCCAAAATTCTCTTCAAGTTCTTCATATAAAGTTTTATTGTTATATACCCATTGAGAACCCAAGTAGTTGTCGTAGTGATACTGTTTTGGACCTGCATTTACTGTTAAGTTTTCATAATTTTGATCATACTCTTTAAAATCGAAAGGAATTTTATCTATAGATAATTTTATTTTTTCGTAATCATAATTTCTTTTACTTTGAGATAAACCAACGCAATATGATCTGCTAGACCTAGATACGTAACCTTCACTTATCCAATATCCAAGAAATTTCATTAATAATTCAGATTCAATATTTTTTCCAGCAAATTTTATTTCTTTTATATCACTTCCCTCGTTCCATGAATCAATTGATCTTCTAAAACGATATGTCTTCTTAACTTCATCAGCACGAACTACTCTCCAGCCGTTTAATTTATTACCAGTTACTCCAGAAATTAACATTCTATGATTTGGAGTTACTTCCATATCTGTAGTTCTATTTTTGAATCTATAAAGATCGCCCTCATAATCGAATGAATGAATGCCATCGGGTTTGTGATATTGAAGTTCACCACTATCTTTTTCCATAGTTGCGACTTTATCTGTTTCTTTCAACTCCCTAAAGTCAATAAATCCACGATCTGTGAGAACTTCAGTTCCTTCACGGTGGCAAAACTGAGCTTCACGCAATTTATCACGATACATCAAGTCCTTGAATACACGAGTTAAAATGCTTGTCCCTCTAACATCGTATGGAGAATTTTTACGGGCCAAGTGAGAAACATATCTGTTGCTCAATGGAATATTTTTGCCAGCATAAACATATGCAAGAACTTCTGGATCAATCTGCGCTCTCAATGCTATGTCATCTGGGTTTGTAGATGTAACAAGACGTTTAAGTTCGTCATCTGGCATCAAAGAAATCATGGACGTTGTAAGTACGTTGGATTTTACTTCGATGTAGTCTGGGTTCTGAATGATAATCTTCGACCATTCGCCTGTGTTGTCGTCAAGTTCAGAATATGGAAACACCTCACCAATGATATTGTATTCCTTACCAATATCATAAATGATTGAAGAGAAATTTAACTTGTCTAACATCTGGTTAAAGAATTTCGTAACGAGTGGGTCGTCGGACTTTACTCCGAATGCTGATAGAGGATAAGTGGAGTGTAAGTCAATTGCATTACCAACCCAAGGGTCTGTTGCATAATAGTGTCTTGCCCAAGCGTTAACCTCACGCCTGTCTCTTGGAAGCATCAAATTTGATTCTTCGTAGAAAGGCGAGAATGGTTTAGGTGTCATTCTTACCACCTGTGCGTTTGCCATTCTGGACATGCCACCAGTGCCGCCCGTTGGGACAACTGTGTTTTTGTTCATAGCAGATGTTTTATTTACGGACCTTCGTAATGATCTGCTGTCATCAACACTAACTTTTTTAAACATTATTATCTCCGAAATCTATGTCACGCAAAACTGAGTCTTTTTTAAATTCGTCAGCAAGTGCGTCTTTGAGGGCGCTAAACTTCTCAATGGAAGCTATACGTGTTTTGAGTAATGGAAGTCCTTCTTCTTTATTATCAGCCGCAAGGATGTATTCCTTGAAGTTTCTTATGTAGTTCNTGTAATAACCCAAGTCGGATACTTTATCCAAAGTGGATTCCTCGGCTATTTTCACACCTTCATTTGCTAGATAAATGTTATAAATAGTCAGATCATCATAATTTAATTTCGAACAAATCTTTTTGTGGTCCTCTTTGCTTATAGAGGAATTCTTGATTATTTTCTTCGTGATGTCTAGAGCCGTTTCAATTGTGATAGAATCGGAATTACTTGCAATAGATGTTTCAATGAAATTAACGATGTAAGAATGGTCTTTGGCTATAGTATTTGCGACCACCTCTAAGGGGAACCCTTCCAAACTGGAATAGCGACCACCACAAAATTCATTCAACGAGGAACAGATATACTTATCTTTATTTATTCCACTTGAAAATTCAACCTGAAGACCCTTGTCTTTTTTGTCTTTATTTGTTTTGTTTACAACAACTTCAAACTTATCACCAGTTTGGTCATTGATTCCGATAGCATTAGATTCTTCATCGCTATCTTTAAACTTTTCGTTAATAGAGTTTTGTTGGTTTAAAGACTGTTCGTCTTTCTGTCTCTGCACAAAATCCTGCTGATTCATAACTTCATAACCAGCAAAACTTTTCAATACAAATTCATTTAACCAATCTGGTGTTTCACGCATCGCTATTCTCCTTAATTTCTGTGCATATTAGGTAAAGAATTGTTGGTTGGACCTCCGGGTCTCTGAGGTCTTCCAGTGAAACTAAAACTTACAGGTGGTGGCATGGATAAATTCAGTGAGTTGTTACCAAATCCGGGACCAAGGCCAGTTTCTCCTAGTTGAACAACTGAAGCTATGTACGCATAATTCAAACTATGCAACGCATCGTTTGGAGCATAAGGATCACGTTTGATATAACTTCTAGAAATATTTCCAGTTCTATCTGTGTACCTAAGCTCTGTATTACAAATCTGATTGACAAACCAGTTAATCTTCGATGGGTCTTTGTAGGGCATAATGACATTACCCTTTCTTACAACGTCAATAATATCTTCAAGGAATGCGTTCCTATCAACCGACAACATCCATGTGTCTGGGTCGTATTTAAGCTTATTCTTGATGTTTGTCGAATAGAAACAACTCTTAATTCTGCTTTGATATTCTTTTTGTAGTTTCTGACACTGGTATTGTCCAAAGCCCCAGTCAGCTACGACTGATGTGCAATTGTACAAACGAATTAAATCAGAAATATAAATAACCTGTTTATCTATATCCGCTTCTAGAATTCTTTCTGTGTGTTCAATTTTGTATTATCCCGTTGCCCTGTCCTTGCTCATAATGGTTGCAACAGTATAAGCACCCTTATCTTTCTTATCATTTCTACCACCCCAGTCAAGACCCATAAAGGTTTGCATTGGTGGTTGGACCATAGAAGTTAAATCCATCTGGTCGTAAGGTTCAGCACAACGAGCAAGAACTTCGGCTGGGACCAAAGGAGCGCCAGCACCGGAGAAAAAGTCTCCCAGAACTTCGTTTTTGAAACGGGCATCGGAATATTCAGCCTGTCTTAGCTTAATCTGTTCTCTTGTGATTCGTGGTGAAAGTAACTGTGAAACATGAAAACCAACACGGTCAGTATCGTGTCTAGCGGGAATCCACTTCCCGTCTTTCATAATAACTCTTTTATCACTCCACAGTTGGCACTGAGGACATTCGACCATGAACTCTCTTTTAAAGTTTTCAAGTGTAATTCTGAAGTAGTGACTGCATCCGGGACATTTTAAATGATAATGTCTTTGGTCCGAGGAGAGCCAAAGCTTTTCAAATTTAGTCCCTGCTTCTTTGGGAGTACCAAAGGAGAAGTCAATCTTGTAGTCCGAGGCATCCAAACAAGAGTTGGTATTAGCAATAGCATCTTCAGTCCAATCCTGAAACTCATCTCGGGAAAGCATGTCGGCGGGAATACCACGCAAGGCATCACCATTCCCCCAAGCTGACTGAATGTAATAATTGTTTTCTTTTGAGAACTGAACAGATGAAACTGTATCACTTGCCCCACGTACATGCGACTTTAACTCCACAAGTTTTGGAGTACCATTCAATTTCTGAGAGGTACGTATGGCCTGCTGGAGTCTGTCCTTAGAGTAACGTGAGGCCTGTTCGGACCTTGGAAACGCATGGAGTACCGTGAAGTTTTCGTAGTTCTTCAAAAAATATAATGAAATATTCAAGGCTGTCTCGGTCATTTCAACCTGACGACCTTTAACAACTACGACTGGCTTCTTCTCAATCATTGAACCCACACAGGAGTATCTATAAAGGTCGATTAAATACTCTCGACCCTCACCAACGATTTTAAATTTTCTGCCCTTAATCGTTCTGTGCGACTCAATAAAATAAATTGGGTCAACGTTAAGGACTTCATCCATTAGATTTTCCATGATATCCTGATAAAAAAATAATTATAGCCAAAATAATTTGTTTAAGTTGACTATAATTATTTTGTTTGTTTCAAATATTATAACAAAATGATTAAAAATTTGTTATATTATTTATATTGCCTTATGCCTCTGGTGCTTTATAGCCCTTTTCTCTTGCAATGTTAATAGCGGCGGCTACAGCACGGTCATGTTCATAGCCTTTGTCATCCATTAAATGTTTAATTTCCTTACTAATGAATGCCTGTGCTTCTGGACTGTACTTAGAGGCCAATTTATTTATTTCTTTTTTTTATCCGCCTCAATAATGTTGGCGATTAATCCCAGCCTTTTAGATGACGCATTGGCTGGCTTCTCACCTTTAGGAATTCTCTGCATTTCGACCTTTTGTTTTGAATTCCTCACCTTTTGGACCCATAACTTTCTTTGTTTCAGCGGCGGCTCCTTCAAAAGCCTGCTGTTCGTATGGGCGGGAATCTTCGCCACCGGGAGCCGTTGTTCCATTGGCTTTTTAGGATAACTCA